TCGTGCCGAATGTCGCCAAGCCTATACGCTCTTAGGGCGTAGTCTCTACGGAGATCGCCTCTTGTACCCAAGTCTCTACAAGTAACTTATCAGGGCCAGTGTAGGAGCCGAGGAGGTCTTCGGCCAGTTTGGCTCTGTCTCTCTCTGGGGCACTCATAACTCTGACAAGTAACGCTGCACCGCTGCCTACCATTGGCTCAATCGACTTTGTTCCCATGCTTTTTCTCCCCTGTATGCTGAACGATTTAGACGCACTGGCCCGATCGTAGCGCTCAAAAACAGCTAATAGGTCGGGGTGAATTCGGTAGTGTTGGCTCGGCCCTTGCATGTAGAGCGCGAACGTCTCCGCTACATACTCTTTGTCTCGGTGTGCTTCGTCTATCCTAGAGCCAAACGACCCATATTCTGAAACAAGTGCTCCCCATCCATTACCTCGCGGATTGGCAGCCGATAAAACCTCGTCAATGTCTTTCGACATTTGTGGTTGAGCTGTATTCGCCAGATGAACAACGTGTCCGAACTCGTGATAAATAGTAGAGCGCACCATCTCGTCAGCGTCTCCAAGGTCGTTGTCCACCGTCCACCCGTACTTGTGATCCAAGTTGCGCATCGTGCCCACTCGCCTAACTACCTCGGGGGAGACGTTACCTTGCGCGAGCTGGTGGTCCTGCATCTCTAGGTAGGCTTGGCGCACCTTTGGGCTGTTGTGGGTGCCGATTAGCTCCTGCATCTTGGCAGGCTTGCCAAAGGTCTTTGGCATGTGAAAAATGCCGACTCTGTGCGGCGTGTCAGGAGCATATTTAGCAATAAAGGAGTTATCATGGTTTGGATATATTGCGGCCAAGGCGTCCGGCGGGTCTATATGGCTGACATAAAAGTTGTTTATGCGGCCCATTCCCATCATTGGGTCTAAGTCAAACCGCTCCTTCACCTCTAAGAAGTATCTGGCACTTTTAGAGAGCGGTTTTACGGGTATCCCGTCTAGTTTTACAGCGTCCGCGATCCCCTTATCCTTAAAGAACGCGGAGACCCCGGCTTGTGTCGCAGGTGGGTCGTCCATTGTTCGATACTCAAACTCTCCCACCGCCGCCGTCGGCTCTCTGAGGTCGTCCTCGACCTCGTCCTCGTCTGTGTCGACGTAGACCTGCCCACACCGGCAGTTGATTATATTAGCCGCCGAGCCTGCCGGATCGCCCGGGAACATGAGCTTCTCGCTCCCTCCGAGCTTGTTCGGCACCTCGAATGGGTCGTCGATCGGCACCTTGACGCCGTTCATCGAGCGGTGATCGTAGAAGTCGACAACGCCGTCGCCCTCTCCGAAGTCCCTTGTCCTGCTGTCCTCGACAGATACCCACTCCTTCAGGAGCTCGACCGTCGACTGCTTTGCGCTCTGAAGGCTGGCATACATCGAGGCCGAGTGCGTCTCTGTGCGTGCGATCGTGTGAGCTCGTAGCGCCGACATATCAGGAGCTCGCATCCTGATCTCTCCGGCTATCTCGTCGAGAGAAAGGCCGTCTCTGAGGCCCTTGTCGATCAGGGCGACGATCTGCCTGCGGGTCGTCTCGCTGATCTGTGCGATCCTCGTCCCGCCGTATTGGTTCAGGTACTCTTGCCAGATACGCTCGTAGAAGCCGTCGTTGTCGTCCTTGGTCTCCAAGTGCTCGAAACCAGACTTGAAGCGGTCGATCATCGAGGCTGCTATGCTGCGCGTGACGTCCCGATAGAGATCGCCCATAGCCTCCTCGATCCGTCTGAAGTGGTCGAATGGCAGATCGGGGTTTAGCGTTGCCCGGAGCTCGGTTGCCACCTGAAGCATTGCGTCCTTTATCGCCTTGGCGATCTTGCGCTCGTGACGCTCAACGGCCCGATCTTGCAGTGCAAGCTCGGCCTCGATGTCTTCTCTACGTCCCAAAGGCGAGCCGTGCCGCTATTGCTTTGCCCTCGTCAGTGTTCAACGCTGCTGTGTTGCGCTGCTGTGGGGCAAGGAGGCGGTTCCCGTCTTCACCGGGCACCACGGTCTCAAGTGCCGGGTAGCCCTTGGCTTCCCGCTTCTCGTTGATCGTGAGCTCCGAGCTGCTGTCGATCGCGTCCCATAGCTCTTGCCGCTTCTCCGCGATCGCCGGAATGTTGTCCATATCGGGCTTGAGGTAAGCGCCGTCGAACGGCTCCTCGAACCACGAGTTAAACTCCCCTAGCAGATAACCGAGCAGAGGAAGGATCGTGTCCTCGTAGAAAGCGAGCCTTGCCTCCCGATAGTTTGAATAGGTGTTGTCCCCGGGTATGCCGAGGAGCTGTGCAGGCACGCCGAAGGCGAGCGCAACGTCGCGAGCCGATGAGAACTTAGTCTCAAGTGCGCCCATATCGTTAGGAGAGAAGCCCATTTGCTGCCACGACAGGCCGTTCTCTAGAAGCATTGGCCGCCCTGCGTTCGCAGAGCCTGAATACTGATCCTCAATCTGTGCCTTCAGCCGCGAGAACTGCTCGTCGCCGAGGACGCTGCCCTCTTTGGCAACCAGTGCGCCGGATGGTCTGGCACTGTTCTGTAGGAGCGCCTGCATCCACTTCATGCTCTCGTTGTGCTGGTCGATCGCGAAGGCTCCAGCCTCGACCGGGCTCATACCGTAGTAATCATCGAGAGGGTTGAACGTCTTCAGGTGCAGGATGTCGCCCTTGCCTGTAAGGGGGTCGACGTCCCACCTCACTTGCTTGCCGTTGTGCTTGTAGACGTAAGAGGCGACGAGGCCCTCTGCATCTGGCACGACCTTCATGCGATCGGCTCGGGGAACGTGCAGCTCGACGGGTCGACCGCCTTCGCCTGTCACCTGCTCTGCGTATGAGTTGCCCGCGATCATCAGATAGCCAATCACGGCCCTGATGTATTCGCCGCCTGCTTGCTGTGCGTTCGGCTTCTTCCACAGCTCCTTGAGAGGGTGAGGCCCCTCGACCGGCTTGTCGTCCTTCCAGACGTCGAAGTCTATGGTCGCGATCGCATCCCCGATCCGGTTGATGGATTGGTAGGCGACGACGTTATAGCTGTACGCCTCCTTTGCGAACGACGTGTAGTTCCTCGGCGTCCACTTCGGCTGCCCGGGGTTCATCACTAGGAGCCTGCTGGTCTCTGATGCTTTGCGTAGAAAGTCGAACATGCCCATCTCATAGGCTCCTGATTGAAGGCGCACCTTGCGCCCGGATCAACGGCGCGGCTGCGTAGCGTGCGGCGTCCATCCAATGATTGTCCTTGTCCTCAACGGCAGGCATAACGTCGCCTGCTTTGTTTGTCTTGTACGAATAGCGCTTACACTCCTTGAGGAATGGCTGCGCTGTTGTGGGGTGAACGACGATCTCGTCGAAGCTCCTGAGCCATGCGATCCCGTCTTCGATACTTCCCGGCCACTTCTTAGCCGCTGAGTAAGTCCCTGCTCCGTGTTTGTTGAGGTATGAGATGCTCTCTGGTCGTGCGTTGTCGCACCTGATCGGGTATCTGTCCCAATCCGGCACGCGGTCGATCATGTATTGCTCGGTTATGTCTATGTCGAGGGCTATGGTGCCGACGGCGTGCTCAACGTAGAGCGACTTGCCCCATATCCACAGCCTGATTGCTGCACTCGGGTCATTAGCGAAGCCGAAGTCGAGGCCCTGATAAGGCCCGTCCCAATGTGGTTGAGCCTCGAACGCCTCGGCCCTGTATAGGCCCTTGAGGATGTTGGCGTCGGAGATCGTGCGGTATGAGCCGCCCCAAACCCATGCGGCCTTCTCCGGGTCTCTGCGATACAGATCGGAGCGTTCGTTGCGTAGGACGTCAGGCAGCCAAGGATTATCGTTCGAGCTGCACTCGATCAGGATTGCCCCAGATACCGGGTTCGGCCCTCGGAACATCTGGTCGACCGGGTCTTCGGGGAACTCGGGGTTCCATGTGAATATGAGCTCCGACTTGGCGGCCCGGATCGTCGGGGTCAGTAGGTCGATCGCATACTGAGAGGCGGTGTGCGCCTCCTCCCACCATGCGAGATGGTAGCCTTCGAGCGACTTGATGTTCGCAGCGTTGAACTGCTGCATCCCCTTGAACTCTATCCGCCCACCATTGCGGCTCTCGATATGGCTCTTCAGGATGCGGAAGTCGTCTTGCAATCCGTGTGAGTAGATGCGGCTCTCGATCAGTGCCTTCGAGGATTGATCGAGGGAGAGCTGCACCTCACGAACACAGAGGCACTTCCAGCCCTCTAGCGCTTTGGCGACGGTGTAGTCGGCTGCGAAATACGACTTTGTGCCACCTCTGCCACCATAGAGCGCCTTGTATCTGGACGGCGTAAGGGCTGGCACCATCTTCTCGGCGACCTCGATCGGCAGCTCCGAGCTCTTCCTGATCGTGCCTTGATAGCTCACTCCTCGACCTCTTTCGCCTTGATTACTTTCCAAGCGATCGACTTGAGAGAGCCGTCAGAGCTGGTGATGTCGAGGTCGTTGGTCTCACGCCACCTTGCCCGGGTCTTCAACCAGAAGATCGCAGCGGTGACCGTTGGCCCGCTAATCTCGGGGTCGGTTGCTTTGTTGAACAGTGTCCTCGCCACCTTGGCGTTGGCTTCAGTGAGGCCGAGGTCGAGCTCGGCCCGGTAATACTTTACCAGCGTTGCATGGTTTATCTTTAGCGATTTGGCAATATCACGTTGGTTTACGCCAAAGGAGGCGAGCTCTGAGACCTTCTCCCGTGTCAAGTCTGTCGGTATGTGGGCTGGATGCGCCATGCTGTCCCTCTGAGTTGTGGCAGAATATGCCGAGATCGGCGCAAATTACAAGGTTGACGTCGTCTGTCCGTAGGTCGCGTCGTATAGCGCCTTTGCCTCGACGACAGCGTCTTCGACGTGAAGGAGCGGGTTCCGCATACCGCACAGGCTGTGCTTTGCGTCCCAGACTGCGCACCTGTCCCCAATGCAGTAGGCGATCTCGATCGACGATCCTATGACCTCGACGACGTTGGTCTCGGTGTTGATACGTTGGTAGGTTGTCCGGTTCTTTGCCACCTTCGACCCTGTCTGCGTTCCGTCGGGCTTGAGCGCCACCATCTGCGACCGGGTAAAGGGGCACCACTTCGGCGTGCCTTCTGGGGCAGGCTCGATCTTGGGCTGTATGAGAACAGGGGCGACCTCTGCGATCCCGCTCCGCAGCCACAAGGGCAGGTAGAGCGTGTCGATTATGCGCTGCTTTAGTTGGGCGAAGGTCATGGGTTCCACCTATAGCCTGCTGAGTAAATCGTGTATATTTGCCGGAAGTCCCGATCGACCGCCTCAAACTTGCGTCGAATGCGCTTTATGTGGCTGTCGACCAGACGATCGCTGTCTCCGTCCGGTATAAAAGCGCTCATCAGGAAGTCGCGGTCGTATAGCTGATCTGGACGCTTGGCTAAGGTGCTGGTTAGCTTCAGCTCCATATGGGACAGGGGAACAGCTCGGCCCCTCCAAGTGCAGCGACCAGACAGGAGGCTCGCCTCTAGTGGACCGCATGAGATCACGTCGTCCACCTGCTCGGGTAGCAGGCTCTGTGATGCTCTGAGGAGGGCGTCTAGCTCGTCCTTGAACGAGCGAGTGAAGTTATGGTGAGACGCCCGAAGGCGTCTCCAATCGTGTTGTAGCTGCATCATCACAGCGTCGAGCTCGTACTGCTCTTCTCGGGCGTCCTCTTCCTCGATCATGCCGCTGTCATCTTGAGGACGGCGTAGACGATCGCCCCAATGAACAGCGCACCAACGACGACGACCGGGCCAAGGGCGAGTAGCGCCTCGCTCTTGGTCTCATACATTCCCGGCTTGCGATCAGTCACTGCGTTGCGCCTTACCCGATTTGTGCCCCGGGTTGCCGCGCTCGTTCTCGGCACGGTTGCGGGTCAGTGATCGACCCGGTGCCTGATCGTCGCCGTTCCCCAAGCCGTTGTCTCGGTGCTCACGCTTCGCAGGAGGCTCGTGGGGCGGCTCTGGCGGTTCCTTTGGGGGGTTGTGCCCCGGCGGCTCTTTGGGCGGCTCTGGCGGCTTGTGAGGAGGATCGACCGGATCGTGCGGGTCGTCGACCGTGTTGGGCGGCTTGATGTAAGTCTGTCTGCACTCCATAGGCACCTCTGCCGTTCCGTACTTGTCCCACTCGATCGCCTCACGATCACAGAGCGGTTCCGGCTGTGTGCAGCCTGCCAATATGAGCGCTGAAATCAGGGCTCCACTTTTTATAAAGTTGGTGTTTCTCATCGGTACATCTCCCATGTTGCAATAAGCGCTGCTTCGGCAATCCCTTCGTTCGCCTTCACCGACCATAGCTCATTGACCCCAAAGATCAACCTCGCTTTGTCGAGGCTTGCCTGCTTGTCCGAGCTTAGGTTGAGGGCACGCTTCCAGACGCTCGGCGTCACCAGCGTGACAGGGCAGCCGATCGTTACAGCCCAGCACTCAACGGCACCGCAGGCCCTCCCGAAGTTGAAGGTCGACTGCAAGCCCTGCCTCGGCATGGAGTTAGGGGCTTCGATCGTGACGTGCTCGATCTCAAAGTCAGCCGCCCAGTTGTCGAGGGCGTTGCCGTCGATCAGCTTACGGTTCCCCGACTTGAAGATCGGCGTCCTGATGCCGCTGATGAACTTGCCGTCTGGCGTGAGGGCTGCAAGCCCGCCGGTGAAGCCCGGGTCGCAGCCTATCCGAGCCTTGCGCCGGTCGTCGCTCGCCTTTAGGTGTTTAGGTGTCATGCGGTCTAGTCCTCCCACTGGATTGCGTGATTGGCCGGGTCGAGCTTTGTTGCATGGGCTCCCCGGCCTTTCTTACCCCACCCATATCAAATTATCCTGCGCTCGGGTGATCGCCGTGTAAAGCCACTTGACCCCGTCCGACCCTCTCGGCTTGTTGTTGCCCTTGAGGTAAACCGTCGGCCATTCGCTGCCCTGTGCCTTGTGCACGGTCATTGCGTAGCCATAGGACGCCATTGCGAAGTTGTGCCTCGTGTCCTCTGGCAAGGCTTCGTAGGCTTGCCCGACGTTCGACGCATCAAGAACCGGCTCGTAAAGCGTGATCTCGTCGGCGAAGTCTGACCCATCAATCAAAGCACTGACGTTGTGCGCTCCGTTGAGGCTCTCGACCACGTCCTCGATCACCGCCGTCGATCCGTTGTGCCACCTATCTGCGTGGTCTCTGCCGTAGAACAGCAAAACATCTTGCTCGGCAGGTGTCGGCGTGTGGTCTCCCATTGACGCCCGGGTCATGCGGTTCGCCTTCACCCGGTCCAGATTGGTAAAGCACAGATACTGAGCTTCTCCGTGCCAGATCGCAGAGAGCGCCTCACGATCGCGCTTGAGCTTTGCCCCGTCGATCTGCTCGATGCCAAACTCGTCAAGCCACTCAGGGCTGAACTTAGCGGTCGTCCTGATCCGGGTCGCCAGATCAAGAACCGGGTTGCCCTGTGCTTGCCGGTGAATATCGGTAAGCACGAGATCGAAGACGCCCCCGAAGATCGGCGTGTCGTTCACCGGAGGAAGCTGCGCCGGATCACCGACGAGGACGACGTCAGCGTACTCGAGCGCGTAGCTCCCGACGTCCCATGTCCTTTGCCCGATCATCGAGGCTTCATCAACCACGACCCTCGCCCCATGCCGGAGACGCTCTGCGGGCTCGAAGCCCACGAGCTTGCCTGTGTTGTCGATCACCGGCTTCTGCGTGATCTTGTGAAACGTCCTCACATCCGTGTGCCTCGGCATCTTCGACCGCATCACCATCGCGGCCTTGTTGGTCGGTGCTGCAAAGATGATCGTCGGGTCGCGTCTCGCTGCTTCAGCCAAGACCGTCGTCTTCCCTGTCCCTGCGAACCCACCGATCTGCGTCCCATCTGGACCCATCAGGATCAGGTCGAGGGCTCTCGTCTGCTGTGGTGTTAGTTTCATCTCATGCTCTCCCGTCGCTTCGTTGAATTGTTCATTATCTCTCCGGCAAGTGATGCCGGAGAGACATATATTTATATAGGGTAGGTGCGCAGGTGCGCACGAGAAAAGTGCTCTCAGAATTGTCCAGT